AATGTTGCACCTACCGTGGCTAACTGTTGTGGTGTTACGTTAAAAATATTTTTAATTTGACCTAGGCTATTTGCTAATGCCTTGTTAGCATCCGCGATGTCCTCTGGAGTTGATGAATATAACTCTGATCCTAGTCCCTTGAATTTGTCATTTACTGATGCCATAAGTTAACTCGTATAAATTTTAGCCTGGCCAGTTATCAAATTCTGTGCCTGCTGTGTTTGTGTATTTTCCACTTTTTCTATCGATGCTGTGGATGTCAATGATTCATAACTTGTAGGAAATAGTTTGCTTGGATCTAATAAATCCTGTGCTGACGTAACACCTTGCACATTTGATCCCATCACGCTTTGGAACGTGGCAAGTTGTGTTCCCTCAACTGATCCTAGTGCGTCATATAATGCTTGTCCCAAACCCTTGTTAGCGGTTGTCGTCGTTCCCTCATATATGGTTGTTCCACCACTGAGTATGTCTCCAACCAAGGTATCCTCTGGTATTGATACTATACCTGATTCTCCCAATGCCTCTGCAACCGTTAGCCCTGCCAAGAAGTTAAGATCATCATTCTGTGATAGAACATTATTCAGCTGGGTTGGATTGATTCCCTGTGCCAATAGTGCCGGTTCCAATACAGCGAATCCTCCTGCCTGGACCTGTAAATTTTTCATGAGATTCAATGGATTTCCCATTTGATCTAACTTCTCAAAATCAAGTATGGATCCTGTGGCCGCTAGTTCTGTTGAGAATGCTGGTAATGCCTTGTTTACTGCTGATAGTTTTGCCGTGATCTGTGAATCAATAGAATTAACTGATTCATATGCGTATTCTGCCGTGTCAATGATTGCTGATGTTATTATGGCATTTCGTCCTGCTGTCCAACTATTGGCTTGAGCTACGTGTTGTAGATAAACAGATATGTCGGCTCCTAAAAGTTCCTGGGAGACTGAATCAATGGCCGCTGTCATTAATGCGTTGTCTAACACACTCTTACCTTCTGCTGTGAGTGAGTTACCAAGTCCGTTGAATATACCATCTCCCATTGAAGTGAAGTTATCAAATACCTCACTACCCCACTCAGCCACAGACTGTGCCATTTCATCCAATCCACTAAGGAAGGGAGTTGAGTCAATGAAATCACCAATGGTGTCACCCACTGCATTTTTGAGAGATTCGCCAAAACCAGTATTACCCAAGGCCGTTTGGGCCATGGTCAACATCAGTCCTGTATAATATCCTGCACAGGCCATGATTAACCCACCGTCACGTCTGGACTGCCAGTGAATCTACTGTGTCCGCAAATATCAAAGTCGCCTACTCTAATCGCTGGTTTGCCTTCTATCGTTACTGAACTTGATCCAGGACCTACGACCACGGCCACACAGTGTATCTCACAACCTTTGGCACCACAGCATGGATGTGGGGTCACTAGAGTTCCCGGCTGTGCTAGGAAACGACCATTGACTTTAACTGTTTTTGTGGTTGGATATACCGCGGCTCCGCCCGCAGTGTTTATATTACCTTGTCTAACTATCGCTGGCATTTGTTTATCCCTTTAAGATTTTCTTTTCTGGTGCTACGATTCCTGTGGTTGCTGTTCTGTAGTTTTCAACAACTTCAGGGTTTGTTTCAAACACCATTGTTATACTACTAATATTTAGCCGAGCATTTTTTTCAAGATCTAAGGTAAACGCACTAGGAATCATTTGGACTCCTTGTTGTGCAGGTGCTATAGACACAGGATGACTAATAATGTAGTGATCAGCATGTGCTTCTACTACTTTAGTTACTAGTTCTTCTCCTGAGTTTAATTTGAATGTGTAAATTTCGTTTTTTGTAATTTCCATAAGTTATCCAAGTTTAGAGTTAAATTCGTCTTCTGTTAACTTAATTAGCCCTTGATAGCCGCCGTCAACGAATAATTCTCCATCCTTGAATATCTGTGGAACTGAACGAAATCCTGATCCCAATAGAAAATCTCTGGCATCAACATCCTGTGAAATATCTACTACCTCAAAGTCAACGCCCTTGTTCTCTAGTAGATGTTTGGCCTTGTCGCAAAAAGGACAGGCTGGTTTTGAATATACTGTAAGCATTATAAACTAAATCCTTTAAATGTTTCTTCTGATACGTCTTGTTTAACAGCACCGATCGTGTATGATGAGATCTCTGTTTCTTGTGGTGCAACCTGAACTTCTCCGCCTGCAATCCATTTCTGTGTCCAAGGTAGAGGATTAGAACCACCCTTATAGATCTGAGGTAATCCCAGTGAGCTCATACGTTTGTGTGCAATCCACTCAACGTAGTCTTTCAATAATGCTTCGTTAAGACCAATCATGGAACCATCTTTAAACAGGTATTTGGCCCATGCTTCTTCTTGTGCTACTGCTGACTTGAATATGTCAACTACTTCTTGTTCAGTTTCTTTCTTGATCTTGACATAGTCTTTGTCATCTTGTGGTAACATTTTTAACAAGTGCTGTGTTGATGCCAGGTGGACGTTTTCATCTCTAGCGATCAATTTGATGATCTTAGCATTACCTTCCATTTTCTTAAGTTCAGCAAATGCCCATGAACAAGCAAATGAAACGTAGAAGCGAATACCTTCCAGTGCGTTAACCGAGTTGATACATAACCATAGTTTCTTCTTAAGCTCGTATAGGTCTACAGTAATCTTCTTACCATTGACTGTGTGTTCACCTTCGCCTAGCAAGTTATACCAAGCACCGTATTCAATCAGATCGTCATAGTATTTTGTGATGTCTTGACTACAATCTGTAATTTCTTTAATGTCCATCATCTCATCAAATATCTTTGATGGATCTGCGTAAACATTTCTAATGATGTGTGTATATGAACGTGAGTGGATAGTTTCGTTAAAAGCCCAAGTCTCAATCCATGTTTCAATCTCTGGTAACGATACAATCGGTAACAGGGCCAAGTTGGGCGAACGGCCCTGCACAGAGTCGAGCAAAATCTGACGTTTCAGATTGCTTGTGAAAATGTGTTGTTCGTATGGTGTTAGGTCCTTAAAGTCTTTTGCATCACGCATGACATCAACTTCCTCTGGTCTCCAAAAGAAACCTAACTGTCTATCTGTTAGTTTGTCGAACTGTTTGTATTTGAGTGTGTCATAACGTTGAATGCCAGGACCTCCCGATTTGTCTAGAAATGCCAAAGATTTCAAGTGGTCTTTTTTAGTATTCAATACGCTCATGTGATTATTTTCTTATATTAGTTAAATTTTACAACTGTCGCAGTCTTCTTCGTAGTTCTCTTCTGCAACCACCTCACTGCCTTCTATAGAATCAGCAGTGTCACGATCCACGTCTATCTCGCCCTGGCCGTCGTAAGTGTTATTGTAGTATAACTGCTTACCACCATATTTATAAAACATTACAACATGTTTTAACAGGTCACTCATTGTAACCTTATGGTCTTCATAGAACTCTGGATTGTATGAGGTATTTACCGATATGCCTTGATCAATATACTTCTGGAGAATGGCCATAATTTTTAGATAACCCTCTGGTGACTTCTGATCCCATAACAGTTCATACTTGTTCTTTAATCTACGGAACTCTGGAACTACCTGTGTCAGTGCACCATGCTTACTTTGTTTAACACTAACGTAACTACGTGGTGGTTCCACACCGTTGGTTGAGTTTGATATCTGTGCTGATGTTTCAGCAGGCATGAGTGCCATTAGGGTTGAATTACGTATACCTGATTCTTTTAATCTCTTACGCAGTCCTTTCCAGTCAACTTGATCTTTGTGTGGAACTAGTTCATCAACTTCTTTCTTATATGTGTCAACTGGTAGTAGACCATCACCATATAGTTTCATCGCTACCTGGACATGCACCCTGCTCTTCTGCTAGTTCTACACTTGCTTCAATCAAGTAGTATGACCAATGCTGTGCCCAGCGATCCACCTCAGGCAAGCACTCTGGACCTGAATATGTGAAATCATTCTTGGCCAACCAATAGGCAAAGTTGATTATGCCCACGCCCAATGGTCTGCGTTTTTCCGTTGCCAGTTTAGCGGCCAATACCGGATAGTTCTGATATGTTAAGAGGGCGTCTAATCCTCGCACAGCAAGCCTACACGCCTTTTTCATCT